TTCTACCATCATTCATCTCTCAAAGAAAAAGGAGAAAGATGGAACGGAAGTCATCGGAAACATTATCAAGGCAAAGACTGCTAAGTCGCGTTTGAGTAAAGAGAATCAACAAGTTGAAGTTCGTCTTTATTATGATGAACGTGGTCTTGATAAGTATTACGGTTTACTTGAATTGGGTGAACTTGGAGGTCTTTGGAAGAACGTTGCGGGACGTTATGAAATGGATGGTAAAAAAATCTATGCAAAACAAATCCTAGCAAATCCTGAAGAATACTTCACCGAAGAAGTAATGCAGGCTTTAGACGAAATTGCTCAGAAAGAGTTTAGGTATGGGTGATTTTATTAAGGTCTACGATAATATTCTAGATCGGAATATTTGTGAGACCTTAATAAAAATATTTGATATTAGTTCCTATAAAGAAATAATATCCAATAAAGGTACTCCCAATTTTACACAATTAAATATCAATCGCAAACATCCAGAAAATATTAAATTACTTTCTCAAATTACAATTGGTGTCGCTAACCTTTACAAAAAAGAGTTTTCGGATTACACTAGATGGTTCCCACCAAGAACTTTTCTGGAAGAGTTTCGTCTCAAAAAATATCATTGCAATAGTGGAGATAGATTTGATATTCACGTTGATGTTGAAGATCATTCATCTGCAAAAAGATATCTTGCTTTTCTTTATTATCTTAATGATGATTTTGTTGGTGGGGAAACTGAATTTCCCTATCACGAAAAAAAGATTGTTCCCAAACGGGGTTCAGTGATGGTATTTCCTCCAACTTGGCAGTATCCTCATTCGGGATTGAAAGTCACTACCGGAGTTAAGTATATTATGTCCACTTATCTACATTATTATTAATGGAAAGGGTTGAAACTACGATTATTAGGAGTCTCGCATTTAATGAGGAGTACTCCCGCAAAGTTCTACCTTTTATTAGAACGGAATACTTTACCGATTACACAGAGAAACTAGTATTCGAGGAAATCTGTCAGTTTATCTTTAAGTATAATAAACTTCCAAATAATGAGATTTTGAAAGTTGAAATTGATAATCGTACAGATTTAAATGAGAATAGTTATAAAGAGGTTACTGAGTATATTGCTAACCTGGATGATTCTAAGTTAGATGTTCAGTGGTTGTGTGATACCACGGAAAAATGGTGTAGGGATAAGGCCATATACTTAGCTCTGATGGAATCCATTTCTATTGTAGATGGTAATGATTCTAAGAAAACTAAGGATGCAATTCCTTCAATTCTTTCTGATGCTCTTGCTGTTAGTTTTGATACGAACGTAGGTCACGATTATCTTCAAGACTATGAAGAACGATATAAATTCTATCATCAAACTGAAGAGAAAATTGCTTTTGACTTGTCATTCTTCAACAAGATTACAAAGGGTGGTATTCCTAATAAAACTCTGAACATCGCTCTTGCAGGTACTGGCGTGGGCAAGTCTCTGTTTATGTGTCATTTTGCCAGTTCCGTTTTGTTGCAAGGTAAAAATGTCTTGTACATTACTATGGAAATGGCTGAAGAGAGAATTGCAGAACGTATTGACGCAAATCTTTTGAATGTGAATATTCAGGAGATTACAAATCTTCCTAGACAAATGTTTGAGAATAAAGTTACTAGTCTATCCAAGAAGACTCAAGGAACTCTTATAATTAAAGAATATCCTACTGCATCAGCTCATAGTGGACACTTCAAATCACTTCTTAATGAACTTGCACTTAAGAAGTCATTTAAACCTGATATTATTTTTATTGACTACCTTAATATTTGTGCTTCCTCTAGGCATAAGGCAAATAGTTCAGTCAATTCTTATTCATATATTAAGTCAATTGCTGAAGAACTTAGAGGTCTTGCAGTTGAATTTAATGTCCCCATTGTTTCCGCTACCCAGACTACTCGTAGTGGTTATGGTAGTTCTGATGTTGAACTTACTGATACTTCTGAATCCTTTGGTCTTCCTGCTACTGCTGATCTTATGTTTGCCCTTATTAGTACAGAAGAGCTTGAAGAACTTGGGCAGATTATGGTAAAACAATTGAAGAACCGTTATAATGATCCAACGATTAACAAACGATTTGTAATTGGAATTGACAGAGCGAAGATGCGTCTTTATGATGTTGAACAGAGTGCTCAATCCGATATTCTTGACAGTGGACAAGAAGAGGAGTATACTTATGAAGAAAAGAAAAAATCTGGTGCCAAGAAATCATTTGAGGGATTTACATTCTGATGTTTAATAGAAAAAATACAATAAGTTTTTTTACAGAATCAAAATTTGATCATCTTGAAAAAATTTATCCTTCTTACCAAAATTTTCCAGAATGGTTTTCTAAAAGCAATAAAAAAACAAATTCAAAATGCCCTTTTGTTAAAGTATCAAATAAAATTTCTAATGTTCCTATGTTTGGTGGACCAAATCCACTCTCATTAATAAAAGAAACTGGAGTAACAAATTGTCCAGGAATAGTAGATTATTTAAAAACGGGATATATTCTTCCTGCTTGGTGTGATTTTTCTTTTAGGAAAATTCAAAATAGAGTAATCTTTGATGCTTCATATCCCATTCCCCAAGTTCAGTACGCTATTCACGATAAAGATCATTATTTGGGAATGGATGAAAATCAACTTCCAAAAATGGGTGGATTTAATAAAGTTGCAAGTCCTTGGTGGATAAAAACATCACCAGGAACTTCTGTTATGATTTTGGATCCATTTTGGAATAGAAATAAAAATTTTACTTCAGTATCTGCAATAGTGCATCCAGATATTGTACCAATTAATCTCAAATGGTTTTTTGAATTTAATAAATCTTTGGAAGATAATCCGGATATTTACGATCCCGATTTGCAATTAATCAAAAAAGGAACTCCTCTTCTATTAATGGTTCCATTTAAAAGAAATAAATTTGTCCACAAATTTGAATATGTTTCTGGAATTGAAATGGAAAAACTCTCCAGAAGTTCTACATATAATACTCTTTCCTGGATCTCGGAAACGGTGTATAATAAGTTTAGAAAAACAATAGGCAATCTCTACAAATAACCAAAACTATGACTAAAAACATTGACTTTAACAAGTACACCCAATTCGTAGATGCAGTAACTTCTGATGCATCTAAAGATTTTCTTTCCCTATCAGACCGTATGGTTGCATTGGATGAGAAAGGTGCAAATATTGAACGACTTCTGACCGCTGGTGTTGGTATCAATGCAGAAGGTGGTGAGTTCCTTGAGATCATTAAAAAAATGATTTTCCAGGGCAAACCATTTAATGAAGATAATCGTCACCATATGATTATTGAACTTGGAGACATTATGTGGTATGTCGCACAAGCCTGTATGGCACTTGGAGTTAGTATTGATGAAGTGATTGCAGGAAACGTAACTAAACTTGAGAAACGTTATCCTGGAGGTTCCTTTGATCCTTATTACTCAGAAAACCGAGCAGAAGACGACCTTTAAGTCCAAACCCTTTCCTAAATATTGGAAAGGGTTTTTTAGTACTTATGGCTGGCGAAGGCGGATTCATCTATGAAGCTAAAATTCATAATAAATTAAAGTCAAAAAAATTAGTTCCTAAAAATTTTGTTCCGGCTGGATCGGATTCAAATGCTCCAGATGCAATGTTCATTTATAATGACAAAGATTATAAGTTGGAACTTAAATTGGATTTGAAAGCTGATTATGGTCAAGGATCATTTGATTATGTAAATGGAAAATGGGTTTTGGGTGGTGCTAAAACTGCTTCTGCCGAAGAAATGCGACGACTTTTAAAAGGAGTTGGAATAGAAGATTTTGCAAATAAAACTTGGGGTCCAAAAGGTCCACCAAATAAAGGAACCAAAGATAATAAACTAATTACGAAAGAAGATGTTGCTTCTGATTATAGTAGATTTAAGGATGCATTTCTTCCCATAAAAAGTTCGGCATTACATTCGTATTATGGTTCAAAAAGTACATATTATATTCAAATAGGTGAGTATGGAATGTACTATATGTCACAAAACCCGGCAGGCCTGGACATCCCACAGTTTAATCCAAATTTACGAATTCGTATTAGATTGAAAAGAGGTGGCAGTGATCCAATTTATAATTATAGATTTACAACTGCTTTGCAAATTATTGGAAAACCTAAACACTCCAATCGTAATTTAGATGGAAATGTAGACTTCCTTATTCAAAAGTAATAAATATTAGTATATTACAATCAATTATGAAAAGTTTCAACCAATTCTTTACAGAAGCTGTAGAAACTTCTGCATCTGCAGAAGCTAAGAGACTTGGTTTGACTGGAGACGGTCACGGCGGTTGGTACGATAAGAACGGTGAGTTTACTGCAAAGACTGTTGGTGGGAAGTTAAAGTTTTATAATCAAAATCAAGTTGCAGGACAAAAGGATCCATCTACAAAACCAACAGTTGCCGCACCTCCAACAAAAGTAACTGCACAACAAACAGTTGATGTAGGAGCTCAACAACAAGCAGTTGCACAACAAGCCCAAAAAACATCACCAACACAACAAATTCCTGCAGATCAGGCACAACAAGAACTTCCACCAGAAGAACCTCAATATAATGGTGTAGTTGTAGTATTCGGTAGATTTAATCCACCTACGGTTGGTCACGAAAAACTTCTAAAGAAGGCTTCAAAAGAAGCAGAGAAAAAGGGATATCAGTTAAGAATTTATCCAAGTAGAAGTCACGATCCAAAGAAAAATCCATTGGATCCTGCAACAAAGATTTCTTATATGCGTCAAATGTTCCCTGATTATGCAGATAGTATCATTGATGATAAGTCTGCAAAGACAATCTTCAATGTATTGAGGGGTGCAAATGAAGAAGGCGCAACCAATATGACTATTATGGTTGGTGGTGATAGATTATCAGAATTCCAAGGTCTAAGTCATAAGTACAATGGCGATCTCTATAACTATGATAATCTTGAAGTAGTATCTGCTGGAGATAGAGATCCTGATGCTGATGATACTTCTGGAATGTCTGCATCTAAAATGAGAGTTGCTGCGGGAGAGGGAGATTTTGTAAAATTTGCAAAAGGTATTCCCAATACAATGGGTAATATGGAAAAGATTGAACTTTTCAATGCAGTTAGAAGAAGTATGGGAATTAATGAAAATACTGAACTTTGGGAAGTTGCTCCTAAGTTTGATGCTGACGGACTTAGAGATGCATATATTTCCGAAGAGGTATATGCGATTGGCTCATTTGTGGAAAATATGAATACGGGAATGAGTGGTGAGATTATTCGTAGAGGAACTAATTATGTTATTTGTGTAACCGAAGATAATATAATGTTTAAATCTTGGTTAAAAGATATTACCGAATATACTGAAGTTAAGATGGATAGTATGTACAGGAATCCAGGAAAACCAAATACTTTAGTTGGTACTACGGGGTATTTTAAATATGCTGCAAAAATGACTCCTGGTGCAATAGGAACTGGTTCTGAGAATTTGCAGTCAGGTGGAAAGGCTTATGGTATTGATATTATCAGGAAGAATAAAAAGAATAAATAAATCTAGCAGTAAATTTTGCAGAACTAATGGATACTTGGGAAAGGTTTTCGCGTGCTCTTGAGGAATCAAAGAAAGTAGAAGAAGAGTGTGGATGTGAAGAAAGTGATACCAAGTCAAAGAAAAAGATCGTGGATCTTCGTGGAATGCGTACAGATATCAATAATGCAAAGAATAAACTAAGAGCTATGGGACTTAAGATGTCTCAAGAACTTGAAGGTGAACAACTTGACGAATTATCACTTCCCGGAACTGGAACTGTTTTAGCTCCAAAAACTGATGTCACTGGTACTCGAATGTACAGACAAAATAAGTTTTTGGGAATGAACGTTGGAAGTCCATATCAAAACTCATCAAATCCATCAGTCCCAAAAGCATCTGAAGTGCAAAGATATAATTCACAACCAAATAGACCTTCAACTATACAAAAAACATCTGACATCGGTACATCTATAACTGGATATACTAGTCAGGTAGCAAAACCAAAGTCAACACCCGCACCTACTGCTGCTGCAAAACCTGCACCAAAACCACAAGGTTCTCTTTCAGATAGAGCTGTTCAAGGATTAAGGAGTTCTGCATCTTCTGGACAAATGGGTGGAACTTTTCAAGCTTTAAGTAACAGAAGAGCTCAAATAGATGCATTAACACAAAAAAATTCATATGAACCAGAAGGTGAATTAGTTGATGAAGGTAAGAAAGATCTCCCCCAAACAAAGATGTACCGTAAGGCAGGTAATCTTGCTCGCCAAGCACTTTCCTCAAAAGGTGCAAAAAAAGAAAAGGCAATGGATAGATCTGCAAAGATCGTGAGTGCAATCACTAGAGAAACTGAAAGAAAGAGATTTGATGAAATTGGCAAATCTCCAGCACACAATTCCAATTATAAGGAAGACTTTGAAATTGAAGAGGGAATGAGTCTAAAAGATTTCAAAGCAAATCGCAGAAAGATTACTGGTGCTGAAGAACGAGCTGATGCAAGAAAGAGGGGTCACGAAGGCAAAACTTGGGCGGATAGTGGAAGAACTTATAGTCCTGATGAAGCAAAATCGAGAAGGACAAAAATGAGCGATGTTGATAGATCAGCCAGACATTCTACTGATGTAGACCCTGATAATGAAGATACTGATTCATATTCGGCAGATAAAACCAAAAATCCAAAGAAACTCCGTAAGCAAAAAGCTATGGGAGAACTTGGAGAAGGATATATTGAAGAGAAATCACTAAGTAGAGTACAACAGAGATTTTTCGGAATGGTTCGTGCTGCTCAAGATGGTAAAATGAAATCCCCTAGTCCCGAGGTTGCGAAAGCCGCCAAGGAAATGACTAAAAAACAAGCACACGATTTTGCTGCAACCAAACACAAAGGACTTCCAGAGAAGAAGGAAGTGAAGGAAGAGATTTCATTGGTTGAGAAGATGATTGCTCAATACTCCCCCATTTCTGAGGGAAAGTTGGATGATCTTCTTTCTGATATTCGTGGCAGTGGAGAAGATCCAAATCAAAGTCAAAAGAAGAGAGTTTTAAAAAAGAAGTCAACACAAGATAATTCAGAAGCTTCTGGTGCGACAGAGAAAAGAGGAAAGGGTTCTAAAACTTCTAGAGAAAGACAAGCAGTTATCAGTGGAACAACTAGAGTAAAGGCTAAATCGGTTGAAGCTAAGGGTAAAATTGAAGTAGAAAGAGAAAAGGCAAAGGCAAAACTTGAGGCGGAGAAGGAGAGAACTAATAGGGAGAAGTTAAAAGGAGAAAGACAGAAACTAGCAATTGAAGTTGATAGAGAAAAGAGAACTGAGAAAAAAACTGAAAAAGAAAAAACAGCTGCGGAAAAGTCTGCTGAAAGACAAAAATCCTTAGAACAAAAGGATAAACAAAAAAGAATAGACGCCGGTAACAAAGCGGTAGGTGATTATGAAAAAGAACAGGCAAAGAAAAAACAAAGACGTGATGAACTTAAATCAGCCTTTGTTAGACCCAGTGGTGGTGCTACAGCAACAGAAAAGGATTCTGATCTGACTGTTTTGAGTGCTGCTGGATCCAACATTGGATCCGGTATTAAAGCATTAGGAAAAACTGCATTTAATCTTGGCAAAATTGCTGTTAATCGCAGAGCAGAAAAGAAAGATGAAATCAAAAAACAAGAAATAAGAAAAAAGGCTGAATCTAGCCCAATTCAATCGGAAACATTCTCCAATTGGAGAGAAGAGTTTATTGTTGAGATTGATGATGTGTCTGCAGATAATGATGCACCACAAAAAATTATTGATGTGTCAAAGAAAAAAAATAAAATTGAAATAAACCCAAAGCTTGATGAGGGGGTTGAAATAGAGGAGTCAAAAAAGTAGATAGGGACTCTATGAAGTGCAATAAACCAAAAGCTCAGGCTGTTGGTGATTCGCTTACTGGAAAGTCCCACGTTGTTAAAGCTTGTGAGAATGGAACCGAAAAGATTATTCGTTTCGGTCAAAGAGGTGTGAAAGGTTCTCCAAAGAAAGAAGGTGAGTCTGAGGCTTATGCAAGTCGTCGTAATAGATTTAAAACTAGACACGCAAAGAATATTGCAAAGGGCAAAATGTCTGCTGCTTACTGGGCAAATAAAGTTAAATGGTGATTGATTAGTTTTGAAACCAAAATTTTAATAAAATGAAAAAATATACATCAATAGATTACCCACAAAAGGTAATAGTAATTGATAACTATTGTGAAAACTATGAAGAACTGTGCAACAACTTTCCTGATTTGGGATGTATGAATAATGATGCTAGGAGAGCCTCTGCATTTGATAAAAATTTTAACTATAATAAAAATATTTGGAGTTCTTTTATAGAAGAACATATCAGCAAAAAATATTTGGAAACCACATGTGATTTATTGAAAGATCATTTAATTCAGTGGAGACCAAAATTATTTGAAAAAATAAAAAGTAAAAATTATACTTTGGGCTTCAGGGGGGATGAAAATGAATGTGATATATCTTATGATTTTAAATTTGGCACTGGCAGTGATATGCAACTTAATCCAAAATCTACATCAACTGGTAAAGGAACCGAGGTGCATGTTGATTTTCAAAATAAAATTTTTCAAACAATGATATATTTTCCAAACTTTGAGGACAATGGTATTGGAGGCGATTTTCATTTGACAAAACTTCATCAAGATGGTAGTTTTTATGATGTTGTCAAATGTTCTTATAAAACAAACAGGGCTATAATCTTTCCTCATCACCCTTCAGGTTGGCATTTTGTTACACCAAGAAAATCTGAATTTATTAGAAGAGGCGCCGCAGTAATTTATACAATGAGAGAAGATTTGCAAGAAATATCTCCAGAATTTTTTGGACAAAAAATATAAATAATCCAAGACCCTTCATACGAGGTTACTATGTCAGCAGCAATCGCATGGGCACTTGCTAATCAGGCACTTATCGCAACTGTACTTTTTGCAGTTTCGGAAGCACTTGGAGCAAATCCAAAAGTCAAGGCAAACGGTGTTCTTTCACTCATTCTTATTCAAGCACAAAATGCTCTGAAAGCAAAGGGTGCAAAAGATATTACTCCTTAAAATTTTAATCATAGCATATAAAGGAGATCTAAAACCTAGGTCTCCTTTTTTTATAAATAATCTTTAGTAAAAGAACATTATAGGTAAACAAGATGTCACTCTGGGGTATTTCCACAAACGCTGAGACTGCAGCAAATAATAATGCTATTCCCAAATATCTTGGCAAGTATTCTGCTTTGAATAATTTGTTTGAAGCAACTGATAGAAATAGAAGTCCTCATAATTGTTTTGCTGATAACCGTGGATGGGTCTATAGAAATTATAAGTCTACACAACATTCTGGACTTAATACTCGTTAC